CCCGGTGCGGCGCCGCCACCCGACGAGCCGCCCCCGCCACCATCTCCTTGAGCCGCTTCTCGTGCCTCTTTCGCAGCTTCCGCCGCTTCTTTGGCGCGTTGAATGATGTCATCGAGGATTCCTCGGACAAGTCCAACATCTAGGCCATCAAGAAAACCATTAAGAACAGCATCTCCTAAGCTCTCAGATGCCCCCGCGAAGGCATTCTCTATCTCCGCGATGGAATCGTCCTTTGACAGCTTCTCCAGTTCTTTGCCAAAGACAACGGGGATGTTTGCGACGCTCCTTGTCAGGGATAGCCCGAGTGTCTGAATGGCGACGTTTGCAATATCGACCGCTGCAGATGCCTGTCCTGTGGCAAGAATCTGAAGAGCCGCACCAATCGATCTGAAGAAATCCAAGATGCCTGTGCCTATCGATGCAGACTGCTTTCCTATGGTGGAGAATGCTGCACGAGAAACATCTAGCATTTTCTCAAACGTGCGGATAACGGCATTCACGGATCCGATAGCAACCTCTGCGACTGCATCTCCAATCCCCAAGAATGCTATGCGCATTGCATCGCCGAGGCCTACAAAGAACCCGAGACCCCTATCTGTTACTAAGGCAAGAAGCTCAAGGACTCCAACGATGCTTATCTCTACATCTCCAAACACGCCACCAAGCGTGTCGTTCAGAGCTTGGAAGACTATCTCGATCTCTGATGCCAGTTCAGATGCAATTCCTCCCAATACGTCGAAGGTTGCGACAAATACATCTTCGAGCGATGTCACTTCTCCCTCTGCAATCTTGATCTGATCAGCAAACCCGATGATAGCTCCTGCCGCGATCGTCGCCGCTGCGGCAACAAAGGTAAACGGGTTCGCAAGCAATGAAATGCGAAGCCTATTCAGTGCAGCGATTGCAGCCGGAATCGCTTTCTGCGCAAGCGAAATTGCCAGGGCCGCGCTCATCGCCTGGATGGAATTGACGAGCGTGTCGATGTTTGCGATAATCAACCGAGTCCCGGACGCAACCGATCTGAAGAACTTTGTGAGTCCGCCTGTGGCCCCTGAATCTCCAAGGGCAAGGACCAACCCCTGGAAGGCTGACTTGACGGCAAGAATCGCTCCATTCAAGTTATCGTCCATGACGCCAGCGGTTCTCTTTGCAGCGCCCTCAGCGTTTCCGAGCTCCTCAGTCATCCTCACAACATCTGGGATGGAACTAGACAGCACCTCAAAGGCTGGGCCTCCTCGATCTCCAAATATCTCAAGCGCTTGTCCTGTGTCAACTCCGGCGTTCGCCAGTTCACGCAATGCCGCTGTGAGTCCGACTTGGGATATTTTCACATCCTTAAACGAGACCCCTAAATCTTCAAATATCTCCTTAGTCTTCTTCGATGGACTCTCCAACTCACCTAGCACTCGACGCAGGCCGGTGCCGGCTCGCGACGCCTGAAGGCCAGCGTTTGAAAGTGCGCCGATCGCTGCCGACGACTCCTCGATACTCACGCCCAGGCCAGCAGCAATGGGCGCAACGAAGGACAACGCATTGCCTAATTGCTGGACGTTCGTGTTTGAGCTGTTGGCAGTCAACGCAAGCACGTCCACCACTCGCGCAGCCTGGTCTACGTCCAGCCTAAACCCCTGGAGAGCGTTCGAGGCGATGTCCGCTGCGGACCCCAATCCGAGTCCGCCAGCCTGGGCTAGAAGGAGCGTGTCGTCCACGGCCTCGATCGACTCCCTGACGCTGAAGCCGGCGCGCGCTAGGAAGGTCAGGCCCTGGGCGGCCTCTGATGCGCTGAACCGCGTGTTGGCTCCAAGCTCCTGCGCGACACGGGACAGCTCCTCGAACTCAGCCTTCGTCGCTCCGCTAATAGCAGCGACATTCGAAAGCTCCTGATCGAACGAGGCAAGAAGTCGGATTCCATTCAGTATCCCCGCACCCAAGGCAAATGCACCAAAGGCCGCTGCAACGCTCTTCGCCACGCGCAGCGCCGTCTTCTCCATTTTACCGAGCGAACGACCCACCTGCCGGGTCCCGCGTTGGGCCCCGGAGGGATCGACTACGACTCTAATCTGGAAGTCAACCATCTAGCGTGTGTACCTGGCGCCCCGCGCTACTTTAGCCGCTGACTGCTGTGCCTTGCTGGCATTTCTTTGTTGCTGAGAGATCCGTTCGAACTCCTTTTTGTTCCAGCCCATGAAACTGGAGTCCATCGATCTGATCACTCGACTGAAAATCCGCAGCGTAGGCCCTCTCAGGCCAGACCAGATGCCGTAGTCCAGGATCGATCGCCACGGGATCGGTCCGATCACTTGTCCGTGGTTTCGCATCGATGACAATTCCCAGAAGGCTTCAAAATAGAACCAATCCACCTCCTCGTCGATCTCTGGGCACTCCTCGAACCAGTCCGGAAGCTTTCGCCCCTTGGCGACGGCAGACTCGATCGAGAAGCGGTCACGACTAAAGCGCAGCTCCCAGAGCAGCCGCTCTCCTAGTTTCCCGCCATCTCCTCTACCTCGTCCGAGTCCATCTCGTCCTCGCCCAAGAAGGATCGGGAATTTGAGATGAAGCCGTTAAAATCGTTGTAGATCCAGTCAGGCATGGCATTCAGGAACAGCGCAGCATTCTCCTTTGAGAAGGGCACCTCTGCACCCTTTGAATCCTTGACACCCTTCCAGGAGACAACACAGTGCCTTGGGATGAGCATCTTTGTGTTTTGACGCTGTTCCTCTATAAACTTGTCATCCACCTTCCCTGCCGCGAGTCTACGCATCTGTTGGGCGCTGCGTTTACGCTTCGTGGCAATAGCCATGACGGCATTCCAGAACGGCCTGTTTGCACTGGTCGCAGGGATCACGGTCAGCGAAGGCTCGCCCTCGATGTCATAGAAGACGAAGGTTCGTTCTGGCAAATCCGAAAGGTCGTACTTGGCAAGATGGCCAAAATCGGCCGGGGCAGGCGAGGGGGCGGGGCTCTTTGAGGTCATTGTTTGATCCTTGCTGGAATTGAAAACGGCGCGCGGCCTGAGCCACGCGCCGCAAGAATGTCAACTTGGATCTCGTTCGTCTATAGGGGGACAGAAAAGATCGTGATCCCGATCGAAGTTCCCAGCGTATCGTCCTGGAATGCCTCTCCGGTGAGGGCGAGTTGGACCGATTCATTCACAGGAAGTTCAGGAGCACCGTTCCCGAGCGTCATTGAGGGGAGATCCACGGCAATCGCCCCATCCGAGTTGGTGAGGATGAAATCCATTGTGACGGTGGTATTGGCCCGGATCCGATTGACCACCAATGGCTCTGTGAAAAGGATGTTCCCCTCAACCGTGACATTGAAATTCCCGGTGTTGATGAACTTTGCCCCCAGCGTGCCGAGCACCTTCTCTGGGCTGACATTGTTGTTCAGCGTGAGAGTGATGTTCTTGAAGTCGGTTGTCAGGCCCGTCTCATCTACATCCGTGATCCGAAGGCGAGCAAAGTCGGATGTAGTGTTGAACGCTGCCGTTCCGATAGGGTCGAGCGCAGATGCAGCGTTGGTCTTCCGAACCGTTGTCGGGTTATCCGTGTCCGTTCCAATGAATCCCACCGTCATCGTCGATTTATCAGCCAAGGGGAAGCTGATTTGCAGCGAGTTCGCATAGTTCGACGGCGAGTATGAAAACCCATCCGCAGGTCCGGTGAATAGATCGGGCCACAGGATTTCGAACTGGAACGTCCGCTCCAGGAATTCTGTGGTGTTACTCACAGGAACGTTGCGAACGAAGACTCCAGTCAAGATGTCAACTGCAGTCGCAGGGGCCACAAGATCATCAAACTGGAGAGCAGTATCGACTTTGTCGAGTGTCATAACTCCAGCAACCATCGAGACGATCCGCGCATAGCCGAACATGTCGTTGGCAACAGAGTTTTCGAACGCGTTCTGGATAACGCCTGCGGTAGTCTTCGATCCAACATGGATAGTCTGCCCCACAGAAAATCCAAGCGCAGTCCAGTCGGTGATATCCGCGGCAGAGATGAGCTGGGCAGTACCTGTTCCTGCGGTCCAATCCCAAGTCAAATCAGCAGCGGCGGCCAGCGAGCGGACGCCCGCAAGTTCAATGCGCGCATTGGCCGGAGGGGATGCTTCTGTCACTAGGTTTTCTGCGACCGTGATCGTTGTGGCGGCGGGAGCGATATCCGCGTCGATCTCCTTGAGTCCGTTGTTGGCTGCGTTGGTGAACCCACGCGCGTAGATCAGCGAGGCATAGCTCGCAACCACGAACTCCAGCTTATTCGCCACAGCCGCGGGGAGAGAAGCGACAGTGTAGTCGTCGAGCGTTGTGCTAACGGCAGTCACAGCCTGATACACGTCCTTGTTGACACCAGTTGCAAAGGCAAACGCCTCTACAAAATCGGTGATCGAATCGAATGTCAGGTCTGCATCGAACTCAAGCGCCGAGTCCAAGTCCGTGATCGCCCCCTTGCGTCTCTGCCTCTGTTCAGAGATTGGGTCACGAGGGACCGTGGAGATGTTTGCGCCGATCGTTGAAACCGTATTCGGTTCAAGGATCTTCCACGAGGGGCTCCCGGGCAGGACGCCCGGAGTTGCCTCAATGGCATACTGGAGTGTGATGTTGTTTGTGAGAACGCGTCCCATGGGGAATCTCCTATTTTAGTTCTTCGTAGTCGAACGGGGCATCAACGATCATCCCGACGTGCTTGCCATCGGTTTCGAGCTCCCGAACGTCAGCGGCGAAGAACCGTAATCCACTGAATGAAACGCCTTCGAAAATGGCGCGTGCGGTTTGGGTGAGGGCATCCACGGCAGCCATACCGCCGCGGATTGGGGACCAGACCTGGATAAGAACACGAGCGACCCGGGTGAACCGACGGTTGCCGGTCTTTCCCATTGTGATCCCCGAAGGAGGCGTTCCTTCGTTGCTTACCACAAGGCGAGCCCACGTTTCCGTGGCCAAGGGCTTCGCCACCTCGTTCTGGTAGAAAACACGATCAGTCGCCGTGAAGTTTGCCTCAAAGCGCTGCGTGATCGACTCCCTCATTGCTGCAAGAGTGGTCACGTAGCAAACCCTCCGATGTCCTGGGTCAGCGCCTTGTTGATTGCGCGCTGGACGAACCCTCGCGGCTGCTGCTTAGAGTGCCCATCATTGAGAGCCCCGATGTACGGGACGTTGTTTGTAATGAAGACCTTCCCGTCTCCTTGGGTGTAACTCAGTACCTGCGCGGAACCTGATTGCTGCGCCGATGCTGCTGCACCGGCATTCCCAGGCATGCCAACAGGATCACGCGAAGATTGCCCCACAGATGGGATCCAGTTAGCACGAGCCCATCCAGTGTCTACAGGCGTGCCCCCCTCAGAAGGGGCAGCCACCAAGTTCGCCAGGGAGTCAAGGACCACTTTGATGATGACCCTGTCCCCCAGGTTCTGGAGTTGCTTGGTGATGTCGTCGGCTTGTGACACTAGTCAGCCTTCGTTGGGCTCTTCGAGATGCTCGCCTTCTTCGAAAAGACGTTCATGGACAATGTCAGATCGTTTTTTCACTTTCCTGGTCTTCTTCTTTGCCGGCGACTTCGGAGGAGTGCCCCCCTCCCTCTCTAGCCGAGCCATGTGTTTAGCGACCTTGCTCTCGGCGAGATTGGATCCAGCCTGTTCAACGAATCCCCTTCTCCACCACGCCAAGAGCCTGAATTTTCGAACCCCAGAGGGGATCTCATCTCCGGGCTCGATCCATTCCGTGTTGGACAAGCGGATGCGCTTCACCGCAACAAAACTCGCGTGACGGCTATATCGAGGTCGGATGGAGCCCATAGGGTTTGACTTCAGAAGGATGGAAGGGTGGCGCGGGATCCGAAGACCCCGCGCCATCGAGATAGTGTGAGGAGGGGATCAGGCAGTCACAGTGCTGAAGAAATATCCCAGCTCGGACGCAGCGACCTTGAAGTCGAAGGCCATTTGACCTTCGATCCGATCGGACTCTAGGCGCTCCTCGCGGAATCGCTTGATGCGCATTCCATTCTCAGTCGCACCCATGAACCCGGTCCAGGAGAACATTGAGCCCGCAGTAGGCTCATCAAGGCTCAACGAATCCGGAGCGTAGTAAACCAGCGCATCTTTTGAGCCTCCGATGAATCCAGTGGCTTCAGTTGCGCCTTGCTGCGCGGAGTTCACGACACTGTCGTAAACGAAAATCTCCTCGATTTCGAAGAGAGCGGCAACAAGCTGACGCTGGACCATGGCCGGAAGGCCAACGGTCGATCCGCCAGTGATGCGGGAAAGCAGGTCATCGCTGTCAAGCAGCGCGTCCCAAGCAATCCTTCCGATGATCATCTTGTTCGGACGCATCCCGGTGTTCCCCTGAACAGTGCGGATGGCAGTTCGAACATCGGCGATCGGGGTTCCAGTCGCGACATCCCACAGGGGCGATGGCGTAACGTCTGTCCCCCAGATACCCGTCTTAAAGAACGCGGTGTTGAAAAGAACATCGCGTCGAATCAGGAGCTTCTGAGTGACAAACTGAGTTGCCGAGTTGTCGAGTCGGATAACCGAGTCTTGGTTCGCGCGTTGACGGTCTGTGACATCCTTGTGGAATGCATAGACCCGAGCGAAGTACGGATCGGTGGACGGCGTGAATCCGCCGCCTGCCGATTCAGTTCCATCGGCACGTTCTTGTGCTTCATCTCTGAAGAAGTCGGCACGAGAGAATGTGTAGTAGAGATCCGATTGTTTGGCAACCGGATGGTTGGGCATGGCCCGTCCACCAATAAACATCTCCTGGCTCTGAAGATACTTCTGAGCGAAGTTCGTGAGAGGAGTGTTGACATGGACATCGCCAGCAGTGGGGTTCGATACAATAGGCACTGTTCAGTTTCCTTTCTTGCTGGCGTGGGTTAGACGACGGCGCCGGGTGAGTGTAGGAGGATCGTGATGACCTCTTGGTCAGCATCAACCCCCGCTGCCTCAAGGCAGACGCCAAGGATGGTGTCAGCGACGGCAGCGGTGATTGCAGTTCCGCTTGCGTCCGAAGCGACATCATCTCCAACGGCGACTGCCGACGAAGCTGTCACTTGAACGGGAACCTTGCCACCCTTTTGAACCAGGGCAACAGATACAGTCACCTGTCCTGCGCCTGAGTTGTATTGGGCAGCGGTAACTGCCTCCAGGGTGACTCCGATAGCTGCAGCTCCGTTAGCTGAAGCGGCCACCTGTCCACTGGCGTTGACGACGACGAAGATGTTTTGGGCAATCGCGCCGCCGATAGGGAATGAGACCGCTTCTACGGCTTCAGTAAAGGGCATTTCTCTGTTCTCCTTTGATTTTCAGAGAGGGATCAACCGGCGATTGCGCGCTGGTAGAGTTCGGGTTCCGCGTCGGCCACCTTCTGATAGGCATCCAAGTAGGAAAGAGACTCGGTCGAGGCTTTCACCATGTCACGAGCACGTTTCTCGATCTCCGCATTCGCATCAGCGCTCGGAGTCTTGTCGCCGGCAAGTACGCCACGCTTTTCAAACGCGGCCTCGATTGCCTTGGACCCCGCACGAACAGCTTCGATGGCGCTCTTTCGAACGTCTTTGTCGGAGATGCCGTCGAGGGCCTTGATGATGGCCGCGCCAACATTCTCATCTCCGGGGAGATGAGGAATGTCAACGGACGCGCGCTTCGCAAAGGCAGCAGACTGTGCTTGAACCTCAAGCTTCGCTGCCTTCGTGATCGCCTCGTCGGCACGCTTCGCGGACGCAACCATGCGGGGGTCATCACTTTTCGTGAAGACGTTACCCTCAAGGTCGGTGTACGCGACGCTTTCATTCGCTTTTGCCTTTTCGATCTCCGCGTCGATCGCCGCCTGGCGATCAACGGCGGACTTGGCCAGGTAGGCGTCCTGACCTTTTGCGTCGAGCTTCCCGAAGTGCGCGGTTTGCGCATCGTTCAGCTCAGCGACTTTCTTCGTTCGATCCAGCTCAGCCTGGAGTTTCTCCACAGCCTTGGGATCGGTTTTCGGTTCGGGCATGGGTATCTCCTTGATTGAACCGGACTCGCTTATGAGCTTCTGAAGCTCGCTAGATAAAGGCATCTCCTTGCCAGACTTGACAAGGCGTTTCATTGTTGCCAAGACGGCATTGGCAAAATCTTGACGATCTACTGTGTGTGTATGACCAGAGTTCTCTCCGATCTCAATCTCGCCCACAGCATTGATCGTCCACGGGTGGCCGTGTGAATTCTCGTCTCCCTCGCTGAATCCATATCCCGTCTCGCCGCCCTTTGTCTCTCCATACATCCAAACGGCGTGTGTGTGGCCGTCCGTCGCTGAAGTAATGACGACGATAGTACTCTCCTCGTTCTTTCCGAAAAGACCTCCGCGGTCCTTGTTCTTCGCATCCTCTTCGTCGTCGATTTTATGCTTCCGCTTCATCAGCACAGCCTTGGCGGGAGCCTGTGCAGGAAAATCCACAGGAGACAGTTCATCAATGCGGAACTTCGTCATGCGACGACGCTTCCCTTGTCGGTATTTCATACCTCGACAACCTCCTCCTCGATCCGGGCTCCGCCGATGCTGAAGCCGCTATATTCGCCCGACTTGAACTTGGCAAAGACATCCGAGCTAGGCTTGACCGCTACCATTAGACCGAGTGTGTCTGTGGCGATACCGAACGCCTTTGCGATATCAGCAGTCAAAGGGAACGCAAAGACAACCTGACCGTCTTGCTCGGCCTTCCCATCGGCGCCGGCCTTGTGCATGTCCCCACTGACTCGGCTGTGAAGCATGAAATCGCATGCAGCCTCCACCATCGCCTTCTCGGTGATGGCGTCCCCCTGAGTGTCGAAGTATTCCTCGCCTCCTTTGGAGCAAACCATGCCGTAGCCGAAGACGAGCCCAAGGCTGTCATCGACTTTGATAATTTTCGAGGTGCTGACTTCGAAGGTTTCCTGATCAGTCATAGCGGAGGTTGTGAGTATCAGAGCGAGACTCGCGTTGCAAGTACGCATCTGCATTGGATGGTGTCCGCGGGCGGTGCCGCAGGGTCGCCTGGGAATAGGAGCAGGTTGCCCAGACCACTTGGAAATGGTTCGTTCACGCGGGCTTCAAGAAGGTGCATGGATGTGTGGGAACTGCGTACGCGCTCGTCAGAGGCCGTATTCCATATCCGACGAATTGCCTCCGGAGGGAAGTGCCCTTTTTCCGTTGCCTGCTTAAAAGCCACCTCTGCACCCTCGTGAGCAGACCTAAGGGCCTCGGTTCTCGCAATGACTTCTGATCGAAATTTCACGAATCGCTCCTGATAGCGACCCACCATTCGTTCGATCTCTCCTCGGCTGAGCGGCTTTCCGTTGGCGATGGCCTGTCGGATCTTGGAGTCGAATCTCCTATCTCGGAGCTTGCGCGTGAATACCTCAGAGCTGTTCCGCTCCAATGCTGCGCGGAAATTACTCACCGCCCGTTGCTGTTTTCCGGTCAGGCCAATGGAGTTCCGAAACGCCACTGCCTGTTGTCGCGGGTTGAGTCCCAACCGAATTCCGTCAGTCAAGGCTTCTCGGACGGCACCGCGCTGCCCCTGGCTGAATTCCCGAACCAACCGAAGGCGATTGCGTTGGAATGCCTGCACCGCTTCAATATTCGTGCGATCGAACGATACTTGGATCCCCAACGCGCTCGCGAGTCCATCAGAGACCTCCTCGGCCGCACCAGACATAACGCCAATCACAGTGTTTGCGAAGCGCTCCGACGCAAGATCCAACGTCGCCAGAGCAAGGTCCATGCGCCCGGTGGAAATGAAAAAGGCAAGGTCGTCCAGGCTGTTCTGCCTTTTCAGGAAGGCCACCAGAAGTCCAAACTCCCTGCGGATCTTTGGCTCGGCCCTTCGGATTAGCCGTTCAATGAGTCGTCTCGACTGAAAAGATGCCATCAGCCGCGCGCCTGGCAGGTGTAGGTCGCTCCGACTGGATCGCGAGTCACACGCACAACGATCAAGGTGATCCCCTCAATCTTGATCTGATCGCCGGTATCCGGCACCAGCTTAGGCGAAAGGCTCTCCGCGATAACGAGCACCTTGCGGTCCCCTGCTTGGACGAGCGTGCCGTCGATCTGATTCACGCCATAATCCTCCATGAGCCCAACGCCGGTCGCGCTCTGGCTGGTGGGGTTGGTGCCGGCGCTTGCCGAAGTAGCGGTGCGCGTTCCCGTGGTGAACTTCGTCAGCGTGACGGGTATCTCCGCCAGGGCAGGGGAGATGTTCGCGTTGACTAGTGCGGCCACGTCAACCCCTGCAATGCGAACGCCCATCAGAGTCCACCCGTTAGGCCAAAGTTGGCCGGGTAGTCAGTAACGGCAGACGTTCCGCCTGTTCCAGAAGAGAACCCGAATGCAGCATTTGTACGGCTACCAGAGGCGCCACTGAGGTAGCACTTGAGATACTCCATCACCACAGGAGGGAATGGGTCAGACCCAACACCTCCCTCTCCGCCGGTCGGCCGGAAGAACTTCAAGTCCACACTTCCGGCCTTGAGCTGCGCTAAATTCGATCCAACGCCGCCAGCGGTTTCGAGCGTGGCGTCCTGACTGATTTCAAATGCCAATTCGATCTGACCGAAACGCAAATCATCCGGGTAGATAGCCGACCCGATGGCTTGAGAGTCGCAATCAACCATCCCAGTGCGGGGCCAAATAACTGACTGCGCTACAAATGTGAGATCGACCGTAGCCCCCGATCCATTACCCGAAACGGTAACAGCAGTCGCTCCAGGAGTGGTCGTGTACGTTCCTGTGTTGGAAAGTCGAAGGCCAGTGATGGTGGATCCAGAGATCGTCGTCACAACCGCCTCGGCCTGGTTGCCAAAAACACCTCCGTCCACTGTGACCACATCATCGACAGCCCATCCCGTGCCAGCGCCGTTGATGACGATCGTATCAACAACCTGAACAGCAGACGGACTCCCGTTCCACAATTGTCTGTCGAGACGACGAAACGAAGAGATCATTGATCGTTTACGTGCATCAGTTCCAACAGACAGCCACTTAATCGCACCACGGTTTGACTCAGCAAGACGGCTATTCGTCTCTGCAAGCGTCACGAAGCTGTTTGTGCCTACGATGATGTCAACCATTATGTGTTATCCACGTTTGGGCGAACGTCCATCGTTCCTGTCGCCACCACTGTTGAGTTCCCTGCCGCAGAAGTGACCTCAAGTTCCCAATAATACGTCGCCGGGACAATCGCCGCAGTTAGGGTTCCATCAAGCGTAACCGTCAGCAAGCCCCCAGCGGCGTTTGTGATCACCACGGCAGATGTCGATGTTGAAATATTGATCAGCGGACCAGAAGTTACAGGCACCCCATCGGACAGGATGGCCATAGCCCATGTCACCGAGAAGCCGGTCAAATCAAACGGCGTGCTTCCTCCTGCGTCCTGGTCCAGGACTGTGAACAGGAGTTGCCGTCGGTTCCCGGCGTAGATGAAATCAGAGGTTCCGGTTACAACCATCAGTCGAATCCAGCAGAGAGGGGCACAGTCTCATCGTAGGAGGCTGAGATCGGAACCACAATGTCTGTGCTCGCGCTGATCTCTAAAGCAAGGTCCACGCTCGAACCGATGGAGACTTGGCTTTGATACGAAGCTGACATCGCCACAATGATGTCCACGCTCGCATTCAGATCGACATCTGAAGGCTGCGATGCGGCTACGGTCGTCGAGCCAGTCCCAGCAACAATCAGTGTTTGAATGACCCCAGAGGCCGTTCCCTGAAACCGGATTTGTGCTGTCGATGCAGCAACAAGGATTGGCAAAGAAGGGGTTGCGGTGGCCTGGAATCGAACCTGGGCGGTGCCTGCGGCAAGCAAAGACGGAAGCACACCCGCGCCATTCGCAGCGAATCTGACATTCGATGTCCCAGCAGACGACAGGGAAGGCAAAACGCCAATCCCCGTCCCCTGAAACCGGATCTGGGCCGATCCAGCGGCTGCCATTGCAGGCAAAGAGGACTTCCCAGTGCCTTGGAACCTGATTTGGGCCGTCCCTGCGGCCGTCATGGGTAGGAGGACGCCGACCCCGTTGCCCGTTGTGCCCAACGTGGTGGTCCCTGTGCCCACGGCAACAAGGATTGGGAGCACTGCCGCGCCATTCGCCTGGAATCGAACCTGGGCCGTCCCAGTGGCTGCAAGCAAGGGCAACGATGCGGCACCGTTTCCTTGGAATCGGATCTGAGCCGTGCCCGCGGCGAGCGTCGCCGGAAGAATTGCCGCTCCGGTCGCACTGAACCTTGCGTTGGCCGTGCCGGCGGCGACCAAGGAGGGCAGGATAGCGATTCCATTCGCCTGGAAACGGACCTGCGCTGTTCCAGAAGCCGTCAGCGCCTGAATGGTGGCGACGCCCGTGCCCTGAAACCTCACCTGAGCTGTGCCCGATGCAGTCAGAGTCGGGAGAGTCGGAGTCCCCGTACCTTGGAATCGGATCTGAGCCGTGCCCGCGGCAGTCAGCGATGGGAATGTTCCAACCCCAGTTCCGGTATATCGATCGCGCTCAAGCAAGAGCACCATCGACAAGAAATCGCTCCCCGACGCATCGTCGATATCGAATTGAAGTCCGTCTGAATCGTATGTGCTAACAAGCGCAGACCACGCCTGAGCTCCTGAGTCGCTAACGATCCAAGTTACGTTCGCATTAGCAACGCGGCACCTTGTATCGCTCGTTGCGGTGGAATCTTGAATCTGAAGAGATACGCAGAGGTCTGTGTTCGGAGATGAATCATTGAACCATCCCGGGCTTACCTGAATTGACGCTCCTGTTCCGATGACATTGATAGCCACGTCATGCCACCGTTATGTTTGTGCCAATGAAACGGCCAGACCTTGGCACCCACCCGGTTGTGATCTTCTTCGGAGAGCCTGTTCCTAGCGTGCTTGTCTTTAAGTCCTGAAACGAGAGCGCAAGCCGGTTTTCTCCAGTATCAAGGCATAGATATGCCTGGTTGAATGACATGGATGATGCGCTCGGAGACATAGTGATTCCTCCGAGGTCAAAGCTATCTATGGACAGGTTCCCCGTTAACGAGGGGACGCCTGTCGAGCTGACAGTCAAATGAGAAGCAATGGAATCGTTTCTCAGGATCCTTCCGGATCCGGTGGTTATGCCTAAGTTGTCTCTCTCCCGAGACGAATACCCGCCCTGAGTAATGGTGCTTATCTGGTTGATCGCAATCCCATGATGCCACATCCAGTGGTTGAACCCTGCTGCGGTAGCTGGGAATGCGCCGCCTGCCTGGGCACCCCAGCTCATAACCAGATTCGGATCAAAACCTAAGCCGGTAATGGATGTCTGAGTGCTTGCTGTCCCTGAATGCTTATGCTCCACGAGAGAAACTTGAAGCTGGTCGCCATAGAAGACGGTCACGTTCAAAAGAAAGGCAGCCGCTGCTGCTGTTCCCCACGTTATGTTTACTTGGTCTGCTGCGAAACTTGAAAGCGTCGCATCGCCTGCATTGGCGTTCGTCGTTGTATTGATCAGCTCAAGAAGATTTTGAGATGCCCTTCTGCCGCAATCAGATGTGGCCTGACCATCCTCCGATCTGCTGGAAAACGAAAATGTGTTTGCCCCGTCAGCGCCTCCCCAAAACTGTCTGCAATGATTCGTGACCGTGTTGGCAACCGTTGCCCCAGTCCCCTCAATGATCACAGCAAGTGGAGTCGCTCCGCCGATAGGCGTAGAAAGAGTCTGAGATCCTGTAGATCCGCTCGCTGCGATTTGAAATGACTCAAAACCAACCAGGGCCATCGATCGTCGCCTCCTTGGGCTTCCGGCTTCTCTTGTGATGCCCCTCCATGAAGGTCTGGACCGACGCCCGGTCTCTTTCAAGCGTGCCTCCCTGGAGAATGAATCAGCCCTCCGGCATGGTCATGGTCAGCGACAATATCTCGACGAGTGCGCCCGACTGGATGGCAGCACTGTTGAGGACAAGCTCCTCGGCGCCAGCGCCGGCAGTCACTTGGAGCACGGCTTTGTTGTCGCGATCAAAAATGCGCGCGAACGTGGCCGTCCCTGTGGCGTTGGCGCTTGTGTCGTCAACGATGGCATTTGCCGTTGCCGTTGCGCCCGGAGTCGCGTCCACTGCTCCGCCGAACGCCGGGTTGGGCATGTTCAGCTCAGCAAGGACAGTGTTCCCAGACAGGGCGTCATCCACCAGGCCTGTCCCTGGGATCGCCCCCGAGTAGATACGAACAAGGGCAGTGCCCACGCCTGTGTCGATGGCATCGACAGCGGCATCGCACATTAGAATTGCTGAGGTGTTGGTTTCTGAGGCCATGGCTAGTTGATGATTTCTGCGTACGAGGTGAGATCGAGGGGGACCTGGTTGGACCCGTTTGGATTGAAGGTGCCCGCGCGAAGTGCCTGATACCAGTTGCCGTAGATGGTCACAGCCCCGTTGACAGGAGCGCCAACGCTATGGGCCCACGGAGAATCAAAAATGGCATCGCCCTGGGCCGGACCCTGGATCAAGTTCTCCCAGATGTAGGCGTGTTCGACACTGGTGACGCTGAATGGGGATCGATTGCCTTGTCTGTTCTCAAAAACATTGTCGGCAATGTAGACATTCTGGATCGGAAATCCGTTGCCGTTGAGATGGTTCTTCTCGGGCGGCTGGCCAGACACAACCAGGCATCCGTATCGAGCGTTTGTGATCCGATTCCCATAAATGAATGTCCTGGCATTGGGATTGCTCCAAACGGTAATGCATCCTCCGCCGGCTGCCGTAGAAGGATCCGTTCCAAAGTTGAACCCATATCCATCGGCCACGTTGAACGCTATCACCACGTCACCGATCGGAACGTCATTACCAAGGTCTGGACGAATCTGAAATCCCGTCCGATTTCCACCGCGGAGATCATTCTCCAGGATCCATGTCACCCCTCTTGAACTTTTCAAATAAGCCGAGTGCTCCTGCAAGTTGATGCCAGGAGACCCAGGCTCTTGCCCGCGCCACTTATGCCGACGCCACACAAGAGTCTCCCACTTATCGATATGCATTCCCGATGTATGCATTTGCATTCCAGTGTGGCTTCGAGATTCAAGCCACCAGCAGCCATCGATGATGAGCTTCCCAACCCCCTGATTCGCTCGAATGATAAATGAGTCCGAATCTCCTCGGAGACCGATGTTGTAGGCGCCTATGTACTTGGCGAAGCCCCACTCCCGCGACCACCCCAGGATGACCTCGCATTTCTGATCGAGACCCACGAACTCAATGTCTGCATATCCTCCGGCGCCATCCTCTTGTGTGACGCTTTGATCCCCATTTGGATTGTAGATGCCACAGATAATGGCTTCCTTGGCATTCCCATAGACCCCAAACGTAATGGGCAACTCTTGGCCTGCCGCGATGCTCGCACGATATGCGTTAGCAACGGCGTTGCCTTTATTGCCAGGCGTGGCGTCAGGGAGGCCAAGAGTTGATCGGATAACTCCGTCTTCGCCCACAAGCCACTCGCACTCCTCGACTGTGGGGATGACGTAGTGGGGGAATGGAGGTAGCTGGTCAGCGAATGGCGCGGCAGCAAAACTCGGAGACGCAGCTCCAGGTGTCGGCGGAGAAGGCCCCATCGGATCCGGCTCAGGAGTAGGTTCAAACACGTATGCCAGCAGCTTCGTCTCGGCGGCGTCGATACTCACCTGTGCAGCATGAATATCATCCCAAACCGGACGCAAGTCGGCTATGTTTCGATTCTTGTCTGGGATGACTTGTTGCCCGCCGCCGGCCACGAAATAAGATCCCCCAACGGCGGCCAAGCACGTGAGGATCATGGCTAACTTCCCATTCACCGATGTATCCACATTGAGCCCCTTATTGAGTTCCGACTCTCGTCCGTCCAGCTCTGCTTCGCGCAGGTCCAGTATGTGATTTCGATAGGCGTCTCCCATCGACCCGTGGTAGCTCTCAGGCATTGGACGGTCGGAAGCACCTATTCGGCCTCCAACGTGTCGTCTGCGCCGCTAGGCACTCCCTCTGGGCCGTCAGATTTTGTAGGATCGGCGTTTCCTCCTGAGTTTAGAGCTGCATCTTCGATATCCAAAATCTCGATCTGCTCGGGGAGACCGAGCAGCTCGCGCACGGCATTGATCGCCGGATCATCGGGAGTAAGCACCGCACCCGCGCGCGCCATGTCATCGAGAGCTCCAGTCACTTCGGATATCTCTCGATGCTGAATCTTCTCAGGGCGCAAGTCGGGCTTCAACGCAGGATCCCATCCGTTCAGAACGAACAGCGAGTCGATCAGGTCGCGCTTAAGCGACCAACGGATATCGGATAGGGAGCTGTCCACCATCAGGGAGAAGACACTCGTCTTATCCTTAGACAGCGCGAGCGATCCAGCTCCGGTCTCGCCAAGCAGGAGACCCTCGGTGCCGAAGTTGCGAGCAATCTCTCGATTCATCCGCTGAATGGATGTGACCAAGGCTTCTTGAGACGAGGAGCTTGCAGACAGCAATTCCATCTCCCACTGATTGGCTGCGCTTGGAGTGCCGGCCTCATCTACGCTAGTGTAGGGCAACGAGTCGAGAATGAGACCCAGAGCCTTGCGCCCATTTTGCTTGGTCCTGTTCTGAATGAACTCCTCGACCGTTGCGACACGTTGCGCGATTTGAGCATCCGTCAATCCTTGAGACCTCATTGTGGAATATGGCGCTTTGGCGACAGGAATCCCCTCTAGATCAGTCTCGAATCCGCCCACCTCTAAGGCCTCAAGTTTTTGCAGCCTTTCGGCAGTCGGGAAGACGTGTCGAAGAATCCCAAGCCCTTCTGGTGAGTCACTCAAAGAGTCATCCACCACGTAGACTAGCCGCGTGCGCGGCAGATAGATTTCAAGCGCGGTTTGTGGGCTCCTCTGAATAGCACCATGCACCGTCCCTGTGGTATCAATGTCCCACCGTTCGATTGTCCATTGCGCGCGTGGCTCTATATCCAGAAGGCCGATCGAGCCATCCTCGCGGCGCATGGCTGTCCACTCTTGAATCGAATACCCGTGGGTTCGATATGTCCCGGCGCGCCTAACGATCTGACTCCACGGCGTGTTCGAGTTGAAGAGGATGTTGTCGATCAACTCTGCCAGGTCTTCACCGGCCTGGCCCGAGTCCTTGGGTGGAACGACCGTCCACGTTGCCTTTCCCAAAAGGTTCAGGTAGTACCGAACGCTCGAAGCAACGATGGAGACGTTAGAGAGCAGCTCAGAAAACGTCTTCCAGCGGGCCTGGCCAATCAGCTTCTGATTGATCTCCTTGTTGTCAACGTATCCTCCATAAACCGCAGTACCCCCAACGCCAATGGTCTTCGTGGGGGCCACGCGTTGAGACCGGACTGAACTGAACATGCGCTCCAGGAATTCAACCATGACCGCAATACCCTAGCCTCCGATGAGCCGGGGAGAAGCCCCCAACAATGGAATCCGGCTCTCGATCAGCCTTCCATATGCCCTGCTGGCCGCGTCAATGTCGTCCAGAAACTCCCCACGGGGGAATACGCAGGCATTCTGAATGAACGTGTCATTCCACGGACCTCGAACCAGATACAAGTTCCCGGACTCAGCCTGGGATGCCAATGGGCGCGCTCGATCCACCTTCGATCCACTCTCAGGAGAGAAATGCAAGGTGCATCCATGAAGGTGAGAGGCGATATGGCGCTTCTGGTCCTTGCCGGCCTGCCCCGGGTCTTGGGGGATAGACTGAACCACCTGTGGTCCGTCCTGCAGGGCGCATGTTCGGATCATATCGTAGACGACCGAAGGCCTCCACTGGCCCCGCACCATGTCTTGAATGACAATCGAGCCGTCCCTCAGCCGGCACATTTTGACGCCGGCCGTGAACGACCCACCCCCCTCGGTTGCCGCAAGGTCCCATCCCCTGGACCCCTTGGCGATCTCGTCAGGTCGAGGACCCTCCTCAAGGAACTGGAAGTCCTTCTGCTGGAACATTCCGCCACCACGAGGCGAGGGCCGCTGCTCTAACTGACCGGCCTCTGCGTAGGAGCCGCCGAACGCTCGGAATGACTTCCGAAGTTCTTCCACTGTCTCCTCATCAAAGCGCTCGGGCCATAGAAGTTCGCCTGGCTCGCGAGGGTCCACGAAGTGCGTTGATTGATATGGGTGCTGCGGGTCGCCCGTCATGGGCAAACAGAGATGAGTGTAGCCCAGCTCCTTCGAGAGAATGAATCCGGACACGTCGCGCTCGTGGACACGCTGCATAATGACGACCGTTGCCGTGTCCTTGTTATTCTTCCGCGTGGGAAGCGTCTCGGCAAACCATCGGATAACATCCTCGCGGATCGTGTCGGACTCGGCCTTGTGAACATCGTGGGGATCGTCGATGATCAGACGGTCGCCGCGATATCCAACGATCGATGCCCCAACCGACGAAGCAAACCGTGTCCCCTGGAAAGTGTTGTGGTAAGCCGTCTTCATGTTCGCATCGCCCTTGAACTTGAAGTTCCCACCCCAGCGCTTTTGAAACCATTCACCCTGCATGATCTCGCGGCAGCGGACCATGTGCTGCACCGAGAGGCCACGTTCGTATGAGGCGGAGATGTACTGAAGGTGCGGGCGGTTCAGCGGGCCCCACTCCCAAGCCGGCCAGTAGATGTTGACCAGCATCGAGTTGTGAACAGCAACTCCACCCCACGTCATTGACTGGTCCTCAGAGACAGTCAAGCACCGACACTCGCCGGGGGCTATCTCTTCGATCGAGGCAATTTCATCTCGGGCCAAGGTGTCCTCTCCTCCCTCAGTGCTCGCATGGACTGCAGCCAACGCATCCCCCACCCTCAGGTCCCTCGCCTGGATCCACCCGCCAGTGGTTAGGTATGGATGGCTCGGCTCTGGATAGGATTCTCTCCCCCCATGAGTGACCACCTTAAGTAGCGGCATCACCCCCTGCCGATGCACATCCAAAACAGCTCGGTATCTCCCGCGATGGGTCAGCACCTCATCGCCAACAACGATATCTCCAAGACGAACGATACCGCGCGAGGTCATCACCTCATTCTCAACCCATCCGGGTTTGGTGCAGCCTGGCGGAACATTGATCAGAAGGTTCTTGATCTCTCCGTGCGTCACTGCCTCAAGATGCTCGCACATAGCATCAAGCGCCCAACCGCCAATGAACGGCGTTGCCGGGTGCAACTGCTGCCATCCCATGCGCACAAACTCCCCAAGGGACTTGGCGCAGATCAGCTTCTCAATTCCGAGAGATAGATCCGTTGCTCCCGTTTTTAAGCAGAGCCGCAGATTCCGTTCGATCGGTGAGAGCCGTTGCGATCTCGTGGAGTTGTTTAAGCTGAGTGACATCGAGCGTGTTTAGGCTACGCATGAGCGGGGCCTGAACCTCTTCCTGAGAGACGGAGCCCTCTACATGGAGATGTTCGACCGTAGACCATCGCGCCCGCGTCTTCAGCCAGAAGATAATAGAAGTCGTGTCGCCATTGATGGCCTTGTTAAATAGCGTCTCCGCGACCTTGGCATTCGCTTTGACTAGACCAACACGAAGCTCGCGAGCATAATGCCTCTCTAGTGTGTTCGTGGAGACCCCCAAGACATCCGCCAAGTCCACCCTACGGATGCCCACAGCAGTCAGTCCCTCGACTTTAGAGCGCATGTCATCCGTAGGGACGTGCTTGTTCTTCCTGGGCTCACCGGGAGGCTTCTTGGCAGTCATGCGCGAGTTTCCTCTCCCCGCCACGGAGCACTGGTCCATCCTGTCCCCGAGCATAGATCACACGTCGATTGCTCTATCTGGAACTGACTGAGCCTCTTGACGACCCATCCCGTACCTAGACATGCAAGGCAGTTGCCAGTGGCAGTGCTGTCATTGTTGCGCATCGTTTCCATCTTCACTTCGGTTCACTCCGACGACAGACCAATATCTACCGCACCGAAAGCATCCCTTGCCGGCTGCTCCATCGCCTTCAAGTGAAGCAAACCCTGCGTCAACAATTGCCTTCACGCAACCAGGGCACGGGATATTTGTTTGTTCAGACTCACTCACTTCTTCGCCTCCTTGGCCTTCAACAGAGAGTCGTAGGTCTTGCCCTTGCACTTGGCTTTGATCTTCGTTCGGTCTTGCCATCGCTGAATGATCACGTCCACGTATCCTGGGTCGATCTCCAGTCCGAAACAAGTCTTCTCCAGCAGATGTGCCGCTATGAGGGTCGTGCCGGCCCCCAGGAAGGGGTCGTAGACCTCGTCGAAGGTGTGGTTGCGCAGCGGCCGGCCCATGCATTCCAGAGGCTTCTGCGTTGAGTGGATCGTCTTGTCGCCGTCGTCGCTGGTCTGAATATCCCACACGGTTGACTGTGTTCGGTCGCCCTTCCAACCTGACTTGGCGCTCTTCCGGACAGCGTACCACAGGGGTTCATGTTTCCAATGATAGTCACCGCGGCCCATTGCGAACCGGCTCTTGTTCCAGATAATCAATGCCCGCGTATCGAAGTTTGCATCCCTGATGTTCCGGTGAACGTCGCTGATGAACCAGCTCGCATGCCACACGTACATAACGTCGCCAGGGAATAGACGCCAGGCATCTGTCCAGTCAATGCGGTCGTCGTTCTGGACCTTACCTACACTTCTTTCACCTACTGGTTTGTCATCTTTGCGTGTAGCCCGATTTCGCCAATCCGGATCATACTCCACCCCGTAGGGCGGATCAGTGACCATGATCCCAGGCTTGTGGCCATCAAATAGCATGGCAACGCAGTCCGCATCGGTGCTGTCCCCACAATATACGCGGTGCGGGCCCAGCTCCCAAAGGTCGCCTGGCTGCGCCACAGGATCGACGGGCACCTCGATCTCCTTCTCATAGCCCTCCTCTAGCGAGTCCTTCGACGCCATGATGTTGCCCAGCTCCAAGTCGCCGAACCCAGTCAATCCCAAGTCGAAGTCCAGCTCCGTGAGCCCCTCCAGCTCCACCTTCAGCAGCTCCTTATCCCAGCCTGCATTCTCGGCCAGCTTGTTATCTGCGATCACATAGGCCGCCTTCTGGGCTTTGGTCCAACCTCGCGCCACCATGACCGGCACCTTCTCCATGCCGAGTTGCTGGGCAGCAAGCAGTCTGCCGTGGCCCGCAATGATCATGTTGCCCTCGTCCACTAGGACGGGATTGGTCCATCCCCACTCCTTGATCGAGGCCACAAGCTGAGCCACCTGGGCCTCGGTATGAGTTCGAGCGTTGCGTGCGTACGGGACCAGTGCGGTTGTGTCGCGCTCTTCGACCTTGGCGGCCGGCCATGCTTTATCGAGTTTCATTTCTGAGGTGGATCCTTTTCGTTTGCTTCACACTCAACTGCGGCGGCCCAACAATTCTCGCACAACTGCATGTCACGGAGCAAATACCACCCGAACCGATCCGGCGGTGCGCCGCAGCCGTAACACCGGGTTGCGATTATTGACACTCTTTCATCTCTTTAAAGGAACGGACGATCGCGACGACATCTTGGCTTGACCACGCTTCGTCGGCGCGCTTGATCACATCTCCTATCATCAGGAGCGCAAACTGGCCAGCCGGACCGATCTCTCTGTACTCGCCCATAAGCACCTCAACGCGTGCTCGCTCGATGGGCCATTGTTCTCCAATTGAAGTCATCTCGCCGTCATCGTCTCTGTTGGCCCCGGCCCCTCTTTGGTCGCCTTCTCCGCGTCAGACACGAACTGCCGAGCGTTCTCCAGTGCGTACTCGTACTTGCGAGACACGTCGAGTCCGGCTTGAATGCGCTCACCTATCCTCTTGGCCTCCTCCTCATCGTAGGCCTGAATGTAGATAGCACCGTCACTCACCCACTCTTGTGTGGCGAGCTGGAAGTAGTAGAGGTTCATTCCGCTGTGCATCATTATGCCTTCGCCAGCTCGTGATCACGCGGGACGCTGAACCCCGCTGCGTGTTTGTGTCCACCGCCGCCATACATAGTGGCGATTTCTGATACATCCAATCGCGCCGATGAAGGATCGTCTATTCAAATGGCAGAACCTCTTGCGCTAGCCTGTTGGCCGCGATCTCGCAGTACTTCTCCTCGATCTCGATTCCGATTGCCTTGCGGCATTCATCTTTGGCCGCTCGGAGAGTAGTCCCGGATCCCATGAAGGGGTCAAGGATGGTTTCTCCCGCCAGAGATGCTCGGACGACAAGCCACCTCATGAACCCCATAGGCTTCGCGCACGGATGGTCAATATAGTTGGAATCATTCGGCCAGATTCCATGAGTGCTGTTGGGCCTGTGGCCGCGAGAGCTCGAAACATATGGGCACTTCCCGTAATACAAGATTGGCTGAAAACATCTGAAACCCCACGAGCCCAGCCCCGTCCCCCCGCCCGAATACCAGCATCCTATATCCGACGGCTTCGGGTAAAGCCACATCGCAGCAGTCCCAGGCGTTACAGCCACCCTTCCCCAAGATGCAACGACTGGGACAACGACTTCATCGACATATTCCAAGGAGTCATCAAAGCTAAGATACCCTCCTTTGCCTGAATCTCGCGTTTGTCCGCGGTGGTTCGCCTTCTTTCCCTTCAACCCCACCCCATACGGAGGATCCGTAACCATCACATCAGCTTCGATGCTCGGGAGAACGTCCCTGCAATCACCGTGGTATATGACGATCCCGCCATGGTCGTAGTACGGCTTCACGCCTTCACCCGCCTCTTGCGTCTCACGATCAGGCTCACGTAGCTTTTCGAGACACCATATTTCCTGGATAGGAATAGCTGCTTTGCGCCGGCTGTGTGGTCGAGCCTCATCGCCTGGATATCGGAATCGGAAAGAACAGGACTGATGCACTGACCTCTGCTTCGTTTCTTCATATTGCTCACTTCGAAACATCCTCACCTTCGATCCTCGCGAGTAGCGCTTCTAGATCGCAGCCCTTCCCGTGAGAGAGTAGCGCTGGACCTCGAATGTATCCGCAACCAGGACAAGAACGGAGCTCCTTCGATCGAAGTAGCATCGACGCCAGCGCACAACTCGACGCCGCCCTCTAAGGCTTTCCAGACGGCCCACGCGGCACCGAAGCCGTCGGCGCAATTGCCATGGTAGATGCATAGGGGCTTTATGAGATTCACAAAACAGACTCCTTCAGGTCGGCCTTGTAGGTGTTCAGGGTGTCGATGCAGGGGATGCGAGGCTCCGGGTTTGTCTCCACGGGGGCTGCTAGCAAGAGGCGCAGAATCTCGTCACGTTGGGCGTACCTAGCGGCGGACCCAGCGGTGTACCCAGCGGCAGACCCACCGGCGAACCCAGCGGTGGACCCAGCGGCGTACCTAGCGGAGGACCCAGCGGCGTACCTAGCGGCGGACCCAGCGGTGTACCCAGCGGCAGACCCACCGGCGAACCC